CCCTCAAATTTATTTGCAAGATTAGTACCTAAGTTTGTTAGTTTACCTTGAATCTCATCAAAACTAGGAACTGTAACACCAGTAAGTTCTGTAAATTTACCCTTTACATCATCTGCAAATCCACTTAGTTTTGTACCAATTTCATCAAAACTAGGAACTTCTAATCCAGTAAGTTCTGTAAATTTTTTTGAAGCATCTGATGCAAAATTTTTAACAGATGTTCCTATTTCATCAAGTGTAGGAAGTTTAAAGTTTTGTAGTGTTGTTTGAAAATCTTTTGACCATTGTGCTTCTGGCCCAAGATATTTGTTAAAACCAGATACAACTGAATCTTTCATTAAATTAAAATCTTGTGAAATTTTATCTCCTGCTGTACTAAATGCTTCTCCAGTTTTTTTAAATGCATCTGAAAAAGTTTTTTGTTCAACTAAACCAAATGTTAATCCAGATAAAACACCAGAAGTCGCTTCTCTCATTACATCTACTTTAGTTGAACCTTCTTTATTTGCTTCCTCTAAACCAGCAGTAACTCCATCATAAAGACCAGATGCTGCTGTTATTAAAAGACCAAAGCCAGGAATAAATTTTGCTGCTTTCAAACCACCTTTTGCAAATTTAGCTAACTTACTAGGAGTTTTAGGTGCTTTATCTTTACCTAAATCTGGAACTAGAGGAGTTTTTCTAGGTCTGCCTGGGCCTCTTTTCTTAGGTACAACTGGTAATTGATTGCCTATTGCACCAATACCTGTAAGTAATTTAACTATACCTTTACTTAATGGTGCAAGAAATTTTACAAGTTTTTTTCCTGCCCATAATGCAGTAAGTCCAATTACTCCTGCTACTATTAATCCGAAA